GGCCGTATACGTTCCCTACTTTTAAAAAACTTAAAGGGAAGAGTTATCCTGCGTTGTTCAGCGGACTACTACTATACATATTCGACACAAATGAGAATGAGTACCGTCCTAAGGCACTTCAGTGTTTGTATCAAGTTTGCAGTGTTTTTAGCAAGCTTGAGGGGCCGTATTCAGCAACCGTACTGGAAGCTGGGATTAATAAGTTTATCTCCGGTGATCAGCGATTAGGGAATATATGTTGGGCTTCAACGCCCGCACCGCCTATTTTAGACGGAAACTCTTATCGCGACGTAATGGATGATGCAAGGCAATTTATCGCTGAGCTGTTTAAAGATTTTGACGTCAGGGAAGTTTATTTACCCCAACCTGGCTCAGGATCAACCAATACGCCAACAAAAATACAGGATCGGTTTCGACCATCCGTATTGTACGAACAGGTTAATGATGTACTTGGTTATGATTGGACCTATAACACGGTCTATCAGTACATTTTTGGCCAAGAAAGTATTACAGAGGGGCTCCCAGTTGTAGAGTACCCAACCTCTAGGTATAAACAAATACCGAAGAAATTTGGTAAACCGAGAGGAATATGTTTAGAAGAGAGCGAGGTTCAGTTTGCGCAACAAGGCCTGAGAAGGCCTATATATGTGTACATTGAAACCTCTAACTCAGAAGTGCGTGGTCGTATAAACTTCACTGACCAAACAATTAACCAATTGCTAGCACTTTCTTCTTCTATCACGCGCGTATATGCTACTTTGGATATGCGCCGAGCTTCTGACAATGTGGGTCGTGAAAATGTTTTAACTATGTTTCGTGATTCACCTCTTTTTGAAGTTTTGGACTGCCTATCAACACGGTTTATTACCATGCCTGATTATAGTCCAGTGAAGACCCATCTTAGCAATGTATTCGCACCGATGGGATCTGGCATATGCTTCCCTATTATGTCCATCTATCACTACGCTCTAATGCGTGCGATTTTGAGACACAGTAGGGTACCAAGCGACCGCGAC